ACACAAAGTCTGGGCAAAATTTGAAAAAGAGAAAAAAACTACATTAGTATAAACTTTGGTTTTCTTTTTTCTTTTTTCTTTTTTCTTTTTCCTCTTTTAAATATGTGGAATTCCCAATATGTGAAGACAAACAACAACAATGAGAGAGAGAGCATCCAATGTAAGTTAAACAAAGCCAAGAAAGACAAGTCTGTGTTTCATGGCATTGATCTAGATTATTCACTAGATGATGGTATGGGTTATCAAGTGGTTGATGTCTCTAGGTGCCTATCACCATGGTTTGGAATTCGTGTTATCCAGGAATTATGTTCTATGCATAAACTGCACATAACTAGAGAATTGGAGACATTAGATGTTAATGGTGGTGTTAAGTATATGTATGAGTATTATAAGAATTTGGAATTAGTGCCAGCTAGCAAGAATTGTGGCATTATTGGCCTATTTAAAATGAGTGAGCCCTTTAAATTATTTGGTAAGAATTGTAGTGTTGTTGCAAGTAGAAAGAATAAGCAGGACAATTTCAGGAAATACATATTGTGGGAATCGATGAATGATTTGATTGTTCTAAGTGCTTATAGAAGTGATTTAAAAGAATTTAGAAGAGAGGCTCTAGAGGCTGCACTAGATGTATTAGATGAGAGAGATTATGAATACACTCCATTCACTGTCCCTAATTATCATCTAAGTGATTCTGGTAAGGTAGATCCTGAAACTAAGTTAGAAACTAAATCTAAGATGTTTCAAATGAAGTATGAAGTCTCTAGATCCAAATATGGTGATGGAATTAGAGGAGAAGACATGTGGATATTGAGAGGTCAAGCTTTCGCAGTCCTCGTCGATGGCGATGACCAGTTTAGAGATCCCTATATAATAAGGAAGAATGATGAAGAAAATAATCATGATGATGAAGTTAGTAATGATGGAGGTCAAACTAAGTTGATTATTTACGACAGATTGCAATTCACAAATAGAAACCTTAAGTTAAAAGTAGTGGTGGGGAATCAATTCTTCCTCTTGGTGACTATAAGCTTCGTAGATCTAATGAATTTTGAAATGAAGACAATGTGGTCAGTGTGCTTGCACATGGCCGTCAGGCTAATTCATGTTCCAGTCCCTAGATTGTTAGATACTATGAATGATTCTATGCCACTAAACACTTTGCCAGTAGCCAATAATATGAACTTTCCTATAATTCTGGATTTACACACAGTTGCTAAGTCTTTTATTAGCATGGGGGTCGATGCTATATATGATTTAAATGATGCTACTGTAAGTCTGATTCTCAGTGTTGTTGATAGGTACACTAATGAAGTGTTTTACTCGTCATCAGCTTCCTCAACAACCTCTGACGATTTCAATGTTGGATTCATGGATCCAGGGGAATGGCCCCAGCTTAATGAGGATGGGAGCATGTCAGATTTTTCAGAGGGAATTGATCTATTAGGTGCAGAAGTTCAATTGTACTTGTTGATAAGGGAGAATCTTGAGAATGTTGAGGAAGAACTGAGGAACATAGATGCGACAGGTCAGACTAATGTGCCATATAAAATAAGGCTAGTAACTAGAACCTTCAGTGGTTACATTATCCTTAAAGGGGATGAAGTGCACAGATGGATTCTAATGATGAATAACATCACATCTAGACCAGCACTACACTGTAAGGGATTTCTAACATTATAACTAACCAACTATAAGTAGATAAATTTACATGAATAGTGAAGTAGCTATTTTCTGAGAGAAGGATTGTTTGAGATCAATTATAGAACTCAAAGTAAGTTGGACAGTGCTAAATGCCCCCCCTATGCACTTGTTCCATCTGAACTAAGAGTTTCACATATTGACTAAGCAACCCCCCCAATCAGAAATCAGTAAACAGGCACCTATTAAATAAATACTGAGTAAGTTAACCATTTAGCCATAAGTATGAATGTGTAACCAGTCTGAAATATGTACGACTATTGGAGTTTTAGTCACCAGATAGTAATAAGATTAAAGCTAGAAAAAATTAAATACATGATCAACAAAGCCTGTGTGTGCATATAGTAAATCTTGGAGCTGAGCATGGAGTATTCTGAAGATGATCAACAAAAAAACATGGCTTCGGCCATCATCCAACAAATAACCTGGGATATCGACCGTAGTCGATATTTTGGAATCTTACTAATAGTTTTAACCCCAGAGCTTAGTTTCTCATTCTAGAACACCTTGGAAAGCACCCCTAGTGGTTCTCTGAGCGTACTCAATGAGAGTAAACCAGAGAAGAACGTGTGTGGGAGCTAGTGGGTGGTTCTCGAAATCGATAGGTAGTTTAAGAGATGCACAATGTACATATTGGTTAACCTTTCTTTCTAAGTCTTTATCACTAAAATTTGTATATAAATAAATGTTTCTACCTCTATCATCATAAATTTTCTTGAACACATCTTCTAATGGTATATTGATTCCTTGGTTTATTTTGATCACTACTTTAATTATTAACTTGATGCATAAGCCCAGCATTTCAGTGTTTAAATCTTTACTTCTCAACTCTGTGAAATAGAAATCTTTAGTGTTCTGCAAGAGTGTTGTGTAAATAATAGGGTTATCAGAATTTTTAGGAATTGTCCAGTTAAATTGTACAGTATTCCTAGTTATTATATAATTTAAAATCCTCAGCTCCTGTGGAGTACTGAAGAATAAGTTTGCCATACTGGCAAACACCTTGAGTGGCAGCTTCTCACTATTTAAGATTTTTTTGCACTCTTTATTTATTTTGGAAATATGGATCTAATTAAAATGCTAAAATAGGATTTATCAAGATTTGAGTTTGAACTTAAATTAGCAGTTGACAGAATATATAATCTAATCAATATTTAAAAAGCAATTTTGTTCAATAGGTTGGTTATTCGCTTTCTATGGTGCCCAGGACTTTGTGT